TGGAACCATTCTTGTACAGGCGGCGGCGATACACTTTCTCTTCTACAGCAAAGCCATACGAAAGGTAAGTGATAACATCCGAAAGAAATGCAGGCCAGCTATGCTCCATGTCGTCCATGCAGGACTGAATGAACTTAGCACGCTCCTTATCTTGTTCTGTGGCGTCAATTGGGGGCTGAACTGTCCATTTCACACGGGAGAGAAGCATCCTGTATGTATTAAATGCTGACGCAATCACTGCGTCGTTCATCATCTCTCTGACGGTGCGAATGAAATTTGGATGGTGGAAGGCGCGTTGTGGATCATCGATTACTCGACCCCAGATTGTGCGCAAACCTACAAAACCGCTTTCGCCGAGTGAAATTCTTGGAACGGGCATGCCGTCGTCAGCCGCCAAAGCAGCAGCCGAATTGTCTTTTGGCTTTCTAGCTGCCATTTGTGCTCCTTTTTATTTACTGAAACGGATAATAACATGAGGTAACATTCTTGTCAACTTTATGCACATTATCCGTTTTATTGTGTTATTATAGAGAGGGGATTGGTGAGGGTTGGGTGTTGATTGGAAGGGAGAAGGCTGGCATTGTTTGATTTTTCAGCAGTGCACGGATGCAAGAACCGCAAGCATCCCAGCAATCGTCCTTTTGATTTCTGTTACCATCCACATAATCTTCCAATTCGTTGAAGAAAAAATCATTCCAATCCGCTTTTACAACTTTTACCAACCCAGCTTCTGCTAAGGACAGGAATGCTTGCATCCTTGCTAACTTACCAGAATGCCCAGACATTTGTTCTTGCCTAGCATCAACTCCGTTTTCAACTAGGTAACGGGTAAAAAACTGCGCAGCGGCGGCACCTGAAGCCCCTGGATCTTTTGGAATGTATACAGGAATGTTAAACCCTTCGTCCTTATCTTTCTTGTCGCACTTGACAATTTCTTCTAGAACGCCGTTTGTGAGCTTTCTATACCTCTCAACATGTTCAATAACATAGTAGCCGTCTTTTGTTTTTGAGGCACGAACGGTGGCCGTCCAGTCAGGATTTGGATTGCTTTCTGAAGCCAGAGTGCTTGCTAGGTCCATTCCACGTGCGCGAGCAACGGTATTTCTAGGGGCTTTGTCGATCATTTCGACCCACTCCCTCTTAAAATAACCTGCTGAACTTTCTTTGGCTGTCCACGAACCCAAGAGGAGCCTTTCACGCTCAACCCTCTTTAGATTCTCAAGACGGGAGATATAAGCAGGATTCAAAATACGCATTCGCGGATTTGAATAAATGTTGGCCGCGACAAAGGTGTAGGTGAGTGCTGTAATGCCTGGATATTGTTGCTCAAGCTCTTCTTTTGTAGCGCCAACAACAATTTGCCCGTTGTATGCCCCGTAGTACCTCTCTTTGGCAAACATCTCGTCTCTTGGACACCCTGTGTCTGGATCGAGATAAGGCCACACCAACTTAAGAAGATATTCATGGTTGGACTTTGGATTGCATGTAAGAACAAGTTGATGCGGTCCTTTGGCGCGAGATCGGATACGAGATTCTAGATAACGAATTTGTGTTTCAGTATGGTTCTGCGCCTCGTCAAAAATTACGAGAGAGTACTGTCCGCCGTCATAGTTGGAGATATCTCTGTCCGCGCCCATAACTTTGAACTGCACCATCGCGCCACTAGGGAACGTGGCACAAAGCCCCGGCGCCTGCTTGAACGTGGCCCCGAACTGCCGCCAAAGTGCCTGCGCTTCTTGCCAAAGTCCGCCACTCTGTGTAAGCTGAGTATTAGTCTCGCGGATAAAGACTCCCCTGAAGTTCGGATCGTCTTTATACATAAGCACCTTCAAAAGCGCTTGGTGGGACTTGCCGCAGCCTGCACCTCCGCCGTAGATGATTAGGTTTGATTGGCAATTCAAGAAGGTGCGTTGCACCTCCGAATCGGGACCAATCTTAATTTTTTCTTTTGCCAATTTTGCTCCTTATATGAGACATTCAACCATATCGACAACTTCTTCAGCGTCTAGGTCTACAAATGTTTCTGAGAAGCCGTCAAACCTTTCGTTTGGGTTTTTGTAAGTTTTCTTGAACAGCCTCAATAATTCTGTCTCAAGTTTGTTGCAAAACTTGCCCTCCAGTGGATACTCGGCAACAATCTTAAAATCTAGCCCAGAAGATTTATTAATAGTAGAAATGCGAGTTTTAGCAGACCTATTCGTGATACCAATCTTAGTAAGGTTGCCGGAACTAAGGATGTAGAAGAAAGACTCTTTGGCTGGGTCGAAACCACAAGCCCCACAAGTAGGACAACCATGCTTTCCCGCTGTATGATTATGAGGTGTTTGTTGAAACTCATGGCCTTCTGCACAGATAAGTGTGACCTTTTTCTTACTTCCAGCATATTCAACTTTAGAATAGTCGTAAGAACCTTCGCCATGAATCTCGTTGGACTTTTTAATAAAGTCCTCCTTGTTATAAATTTTACCTCGGCACTTACTGCAACCTTCATTACCTAACAGGTGGTAACTACCTTTTTGTTCAAAAATATGGTCGTGGATAGTACAACGAATCGTAAGATATTCGGTACATTTTGAATAGCTCATCAAACGATAATCATATTTATCCCCATGACGTTCTCTGGCTTTTTCAAGAAACTCCGGTTTAGAGATTGTATGTTTCGCACCCATACGCACACCAGCGCACTTTTGGCAACCGGAGCCAGCTAGGTGAATTGCTGCAATTTGCTCAAAATCGCCGTGCTCTTGGCACCCAATTGTCACCATATCTTGACTTCCAGTGTACGACACTCCATCGTAGATATACTTACCTGCCCCGTGGATTTCGTTTGCCTTGGCAATAAATTGTTCTGTAGTCAGACGGCCCCTACCTCTAACGTGCAAAAGACATCCACAAGATTTAACACTGCCATTCTTAAGATGGGAAGTTTTAACCATCTTACCGTTACCACATTTGCAGACACACTTCCAAACAATTTCGTTGGACTTTCTCTCATCGGTTTTCTCAACCACAGTGAGATTACCAAACACACTGCCCAAAATAATACTTGTCATCTAACACTCCTACACGAGTTAATAAAAGTGACTATCTAGCTGTGTAGAGCTAGAGAGGATAGCTAGTCCGTTCGCCACAAAACTGAAACAACAAAAAGCCACACAGCATTCCTGCCGTGCAGCCTCCCAATATTCGGTGTCGCAGCGCCACTCAACCATGCCTGCGAGCTTTAGTGACCTTAGAGCCACCCTCTCCACTAACCCGCCTAAGCGGGGTATGCTCGTCGGAGCTAGTCCCTTGAGCAAATTATTACGTGTATTATAGGGTTGTCATACCCTATGACTGTCAGCCCACGTTGGCTTCTTGACCGTCCGACAGTAGTGCTACAACCAGATTACTTACTCAGTTCCGCCAACTTTTTACGAATTTCTTCTGCGGTTGTTGCTATGTCATAACCAACGTCCAGCAGTGGAAGAGTAATAGTTACGCTAAGAATGTTGTCGGCACCTGTCTCTGGCAGGGAGAAAGCCGAGATACTTTTTAGCTCGATAGGAGTTGCTTCGCCAGCTTCATCTACGATATAGAATTTTGTACCTGAACCAGTAGATAGCTTGTTCTTGGATCTTGTCGGCAACACCATCTTAATGCCATATAGATTACTCATCTTTTATCTCGACTTCAGTGTTGCAACCAGCTTCTTCTTTCACCGACTCATCTTTCTTACCGAAGATTGCATCGAAGTTATCGTAATAGTTCTTCCAACCTGTACCTCGTGGCCTATCGCCCTTGCCTGCATCGGCGTAAAATGTTTTTGTATCATCACTCATAGTCTCTCCTTTATATTCATGTGGCACGGAATTCCGCCGTGCTCTTAGCTTCTCGTAGAAGCCTCGTCAACCGTAAGGCTAACAATCTCTAAGGTAGTAGAGAAGGTATAGTTGGCACCTGCGCCGAATGCGGTTAAGCACTCCACCGGGTGTCGAACCCTGCAACTATATTCTGGAGCGGAATGCCGGAAATCGAACCGGCTACTGCAACTTGGAAGGATGCTGTGTTCCCACTTACACCAATTCCGCTATGATTTGGCAGGCCCGGCAACGAATCGAACGTGCCACAGTAAGTTTTGGAGACTCACTCGCCAACCTTGGAACATTCGGGCCTATGTAAGTGCACTTTCGCAGCAAGAGCCGTCTCTGAAGACCGGATGCGGTTTACTTGTGCGTAGATGGTGGAAAGTATTAGATTCGAACTAATGGAGCCGTATAAATAGACTCGACAGGTTAGCAACCTGCTGCCTTAAGCCACTCAGCCAACTTTCCGTGGTGCTCACTGTTGGATTTTAACCAACGCGGGATTTCTCCTCCGGGTTACAAAGCCGGTGCAATCGAACGAACTATGCGAAGTGAGCTTGTTTGTGTTTTAGGAGGCACTCAATCCCACAAATCTTCCGAGGAGGGGGCAGCGTCATTGCAGAAGAATGCCTTCTAAAACGGCCTCTTGTGGAAGCCGAGTGTCAATTCTGGAAAGGTTAAAGACATACCTTAAGCAGCCAACAAGTCTAAAAGCACAGTACGTCTTCTAGGGGAGGCTGAGTCACTAGCACGCTATCTGGCGGATCAATTTCAAGTTCGCACTTATAGGTAGCGTATCACCTATTTTTCGTTGACAACCTGCACCCGGTTAAGTCGTGGGCCGTTGCGTGATTTCCTCAACAAACAAGCTACTTCATAAGATCGTTGCCGCAATCTTAGTCTTGGAGAAGTGCCTATCGCAACCTCAACAAACGTATTATGACACAAAAACGTAGTCTTGTCAAATCTTATTTACATTACCCATATCAATTACGGGCACATCCCTAAATTCTTCAGAAATGTTGTCAAAATCCAACGCTGGAGAGTCGTCATCTTGGCTTGCCGTAGAGCCTGCCCCAATCAGTCCACTTGCCTTTACCTCTAATAGCAACCGCTTCAGTTCATCTGCATTAACCTCGTTAGCCGTATCTACGTAGAACTTCAACAACTTCTCCGCTGCAATCATTCGCACACGCTCATCTTGGCTGTCCAAACCCTTCTCTAGAGTTTCGATAGCTTTCTTACTAATCTTCTTCAAACTGCTGACAAGCTTCTTAAGTTCATGATCCTTCTTAAAAATAGCTTGTTGCTTTGTCTCTACCACGTCACCCATGGCATCCCCCTTATATTCTTAACTGATAAGAATCATAGCATTTGACTTCATTCTTGTCAATTTTAGGTACTTGACAGACTCTGCAAGAGGCTGTACTATCCACTTCACTTGCTGTTTTGCAAGGATTTCAAGGAGAAGATTATGATCGTCACCACCCGTATTGGTAAGATTGTTGACACAAGCACCCTGCAACGCAAACGTGAAAGCTTCCTCGTTGTAGATGAAGATGGTGTGCCCCTGTGCGGGCGTTTTGCACCGAAGACAAAACCAAATATGTATGTTGCAAAGATGCAACAATTTAAGCAAGAGGATTATGATGTTGAATAATGTTAAGGTTTACTTTCGTGACAACGGTAAGCCCGCTAGCACAAATGTAGACTACGCAGACAGTTACAACCGTGCGATTTGGTGCGTTCGCGAGCAGATTCTTGGCTGCACAGATCATTGGTGGGATGTAAAAGGCCCAGCTATGGCTGTTGTGCAAAAGGAAACAGAATGACTCTGCTAGATGACATTGTGGAGGAAGCTACACGCCACGAACAAAACATTGCAGACTTTGAAGATTTGAGATTTGCTGAAATTTATGTAGATGACATCACACCACAACGTAAGATTAACAAACAACAGAAGGAAACTAAATGAGCGAAATTATCGAAACCACCTCCGCAGACCGCACCACCGAGTACAAAACTTTTGTCACTCCAAACTTCCACGAAATTGCAGAAGAGATTGCAAAGCACGCTTCCTATGGTTGGGTGATTGAACCAAATCGTCCTCCTTTCTACAACTTCGTTCTGTACGAAGTGCACATGATTAAAAGTGCTGACAGTATTGCACTGGCGAAAAGTCACTTTGATGCCTCTCTAGAAGGTCGTGACGTGATGACTAAAGAGAAGCGTCAAGAGAACATGGCTAAAGCTCGTGCTGCAAGGGCTGCTAAAAAGGATAACAAAGGAGATGACGATGAAGGTGAAGTTCAGTAACGCTGAAGTGGATGTTTGGAAGCTTCGTAAAGGTACTGTCGTTAAATACGACTATCATTTCTACCATATCAAGGACATTGTTTTAGTTGATGTACGACACGACGAGTTTGTGGCAACTTTGTACATTACCTGTGCAGAAATTCAGGAAAGGGTTTACTCCAGCGATGTAACATGGCTTGAACCACATGATTGACAGAAAGTATTAGGCATGGTAAATTGGAATGTCTGACAAATATGTTGGGCATTCCTATTAACGTTTATGAGGATAACTAATGTCCAACAATGCTAAGCGCCTTACCCGCAAGCAGAAAACTGGCGAAAAGCCTGTTGTAGAAGTGGTTGCCGGTGAAGTTGTTGTCCCTGTGCAACAAAAACAACTTACTATCAAACCTGCTAATCCTCGGCAGAAAACACTATTGCAATATCTGCAAGAAGGACGACAAGTGGTGTTTGCTATCGGCTCTGCTGGCACAGGCAAGTCTTTCCTTGCTGCATACCACGGCTCTGAACAATTACGAAACAAAAAGATTGATAAGATTTTTCTCGTTCGTGCCAATGTTTCTACAGGTAAGAGCAATGGAGCCCTGCCCGGTACACTGGAAGAAAAGCTGCTTCCGTTCTTCAAACAAACTCTTGAGCATCTGAGTAAGTTTATGGGGAAAGGTTTCCTCGGCTACTGCCTGACGAGTAAAAAAGTGGAAATGCTGAGCGTAGAGCACATTCGTGGTATGAGTATTGAAAATGCTCTTGTTATTGTGGAGGAGAGTCAGAATCTTACGAAGGAAGAGTTGGAAGCCATTCTTACTCGTATTGGAGATGGATGCCAGCTTGTTCTGACGGGCGACCAGAAGCAGAACGACCTGAAAGGTAAGAGCGGCCTGATGGAGACGATTGCTATGATTGACGATGTTACAGGAAATATGCCTGACTACCTGAGCGATGAAGACTTGCAATGCATGGCACAAAACATTGGCATCGTAACTTTCACACCTGACGATGTTGTTCGCTCCGGCCTGTGCCGAGCCTTCGTCAAGATGTATTACCATAACTAAGGAGGAAGCATGAGCGATCTTATGAAACTCTTCAAACGAGAAGTTGAGCCGTTTGAGGTGAAGGCTGTACCACTCAATCAGTGCTACCAATGCACTATCGATGACGACTTTACCGATGTTCGTCAGTTTGCCCAGCTTGTTGACTACCTCAACAATGCACAAGAAGGCGACATTGCACACATCAAAATGTCCACAAACGGGGGTGCCCTGCACGCAATCATACCCCTTATCGAAGCGATGCGTAACACTGATGCATATGTTGCAATGCATGTCGAATCCGACACAGCGTCTGCTGGCACCATTCTTATGATGCTTGCTCATGAAGTGTATGTTAATCCTTACACAACAATTATGATTCATACAGCCTCTTATGGTTTTTATGGGCATTCTGGTAACATGGATGCTAACGTATCGCACAGCACCAAAGCAATCCACCGTCTCGTAGGCGAAGTGTATGCTGGCTTCCTTAGCCCGAACGAAATTGCTCGTGTTCTGGATGGTAAAGAATTCTACCTTACAGCAGAGGAGGCTATGGACCGCTTCGCTAAGCGCGATGAAGCTATCAAGAAGGCTGTTGCAGAAAAGATGAAGCCCGTTAAGAAGCCTCGTACTAAGCGTGTTAAAGTTGTTGAAAGCGCTCCCAAGCAGGACGTGATTACTGATTTTGTAGAATAAGAGACGCCTCGCCTAGTGCGGGGCTTTTCTTTTTATCAGAAATCTCTTGTGCTTCCGAGATTTATCCCCTAGAATACAGTTGTCAAGATAAGGAGGTTACATGATAGTTAAAGATTTTAAAGAGAACGATTTGTGGGTCAGAGAGAAGAGAGATGCTGAAGGTGTTAAGAATCGCACTAGAGCTTACAGCGTATGGGTGTCCATGATGCACAGGTGTAAGGAGGGTGGTCTTCAACAAATGAGAAGGCCTACTTACGCAGGATGCTCTGTCTCTGAAAATTTTAAAGATTTTCAATGTTTTGCAAATTGGTGTAATGCTCAACCGGGCTACCATAAAACAGATTCAAATGGAAGGTCATGGCAGTTGGACAAAGACCTGCTAGTTAAAGGCAACAAAACATACTCAGAAGACACTTGTGTATTTATACCGCATTGCGTAAATAGCGCGCTGACTACAGGCAACAAGAATAACAGGTTATATAAGCTCGGAGTTACTTATTGTAAATTTTACAAAAGATTTAAGTCTAGCCATAAAGTGTACGGGAAAGAAACTTTCATCGGCTACTACAAAAGCGAGGAAGATGCATTTTGTGCATATAAGATTGCCAGAGAAGCGTACTTAAAAGACTTAGCTAAGACTCTTAAATCAGAACTCTGTCAAAACGCATTTACTGCGTTAAGTGATTACACTGTCGAGGAAACTGACTGAAATGAACTCCACATCCATCAGCCTTCTCAACGGAGGCTTCTTCGACTACGAAGCCCCTGAGCGCAGCCGTTACAGCATCGAAGACATCGCTCGTGGTCTGAGCCACACAGCACGCTTCTCAGGGCAGACCCAGAGGGTCTATACAGTCGCCCAACACAGCGTCCTTGTGAGCAAGCTTGTTCCTCCAGAACATGCACTAGAAGGACTCCTGCACG